ATTATCAGTCTCATGATGCTATCATCTGTGACGGTGCTGTCAGAAGCGGTAAAACATTCTCTATGTCCCTCGGCTTCGTCTGCTGGGCTATGACACGCTTTCAAAATACGTCCTTCGCTATCTGCGGTAAAACTATCACTTCTGCGGAACGGAATCTGATTCACCCCCTTCTCCCTCTCCTGAAAGACTGCGGTTTCCATGTTCAGTATACTCTCAGCAAACATTATCTCGATATTACGGCTGTCGGCAAAACAAACCGCTTTTATCTTTTCGGCGGTAAGGATGAAGGCTCTGCTTCTATGATTCAGGGAATGACCCTCGGCGGTGTCCTCTTAGATGAAGTTGTCCTCATGCCACGCTCTTTCGTGGAACAGGCCGTTGCAAGATGTTCTCTCCCTCATGCAAAGCTCTGGTTTAACTGCAACCCCGAAAACCCTTACCATTGGTTCTATCAGGAGTGGATTCTCAAAAAAGCTGAAAAAAATGCTTTCTATCTTCATTTCACAATGGATGATAACCCTTCTCTTTCTCCTTATGTCAAAGACCGCTATACAAGGCTTTATACAGGCGTTTTCTATGAAAGATTCGTCTTAGGAAAATGGACTGTCTCTCACGGTGTCGTTTATCCGATGTTTAATCCTGTCCGCCATATCGTGGAACTTGAAAACTTTCCTCAAAGTTTTTCACGCTATGTCATTTCCTGCGATTACGGTACTGTGAATCCGACTTCTATAGGCCTTTGGGGCGAATATCAGGGGAAATGGTACAGAATCAAAGAATATTACTACGACTCCAGAAAAGAAGGCTTCCAGCGTACTGATGAAGAACATTATACGGCTCTTGAACTTCTCGCCGGTTCGCTGAAAATTGAGTCCGTTATCGTTGACCCCTCCGCTGCAAGCTTTATTGCCTGTATCCGCTCTCATCAGCGGTTTAAAGTCATCAAAGCTGAAAATGATGTCATTTCTGGTATCCGCCACGTCAGTGATGCGCTCACACAAAATAAAATTCTTTTCCATCCCTCCTGCCGTGATATTTTCAGAGAATTCTCTCAGTACTGCTGGGATGAAAATGCTTCTAAAGACGCTCCCAGAAAAGAATTCGACCATGCTATGGATGATATGCGCTATTTTGTCAGTACTGTCTTATTCGGCAGAAAAGATAATTTCTTTGCACTCTCTGTCACAAGATAAACCAGAAAGGAGTTGAATCTTTTGAACTTCCGCAAAAAATCTCCCTCTCTCCCTGCTGTGCAGACCGCCGGTGCAAGAACTGCTTATGATTTCCCTGTTCAGTTCTACACTTATGATTTGTTCGATAAAGTCCGCCGTACTGTTCCGATTATTGATGCTGCTATCTCTAAAATTATTCGCTTGATTGGCTCGTTTCAAGTCGTTTGTGATGACCAGAAACAACAGTACGCTTTAGACGATTTCTTTCAGAATGTCCCTGTCGGCTTGACTGGTCAGTCAGTTTACTGCTTCCTTGACAGCTATCTCGACAGCCTGCTCGTCTATGGAAATGCTGTCGGCGAAATTGTTTTTCATCAGAAAAATTCCTGTATCGCAGGTCTTTGGAACGGCAATATTGCTGATGTTTCTGTGAAAGCCGGCTCTTCCCCTATGGAACGTCAGTATTTTCTTCACAAACAGGACGGGGAATATCTGCTCCCTCATCCGGAACGCATTCTTTTTACTGCGCTCAGACCTCCCAGCGGCGGTATTTACGGCATTTCCATTCTCCAAGGTCTTCCTGCCCTCGCTGATATCCTGCTCAGAATCTATGAGTGTATCGGCCAAAATTTCGACCGTGCCGGAAATATCCGCTATGCTGTCACTTACAAGCCTTCCCCTGATGGCTCTGATATGGCTTTTGCCAAAGAACGGGCTGAAACTATCGCTAAAGAATGGTCTGCTGGTATGCAGGCTGCCAAATCCGGCGAAATCCGTGATTTCATTTCAGTCGGCGATGTCGCTATTAAAGTTATCGGTGCTGACGGCAATATGCCTGATGTCGAAATCCCTGTCCGTCAGCTCCTCGAACAAATCGTTTCTAAACTCTCCGTTCCGCCTTTCCTCCTCGGTCTGAGCTGGTCCTCTACTGAAAGAATGTCCGCTCAGCAGGCCGATATCCTCACTTCTGAATTGGAATATTACCGCCGTCTTCTCGAACCCGTCATTCTCAAAATTGCAAGAACATTCCTGCAATTAAACGGCTCTTTCACTGATGTTTCCATTCAATGGGATAATATCAATCTTCAGGATGAAGTCGAACTTGCTCATGCAAGACTCTATTCCGCTCAGGCGCAGGAAATTGAATCCCGCTTGCTATAATCTAATCTTATCTTATGGAGGTATCTCTTTATGTATCAGTATGAATCTGTCAAACTCGAAAAAGGTATGTACCATCTCACAAATAAAAGCTTTTTACAGGCTCTGGAAGAAGCTGACCCTTCTGCTCAGTATTCCGGCTCTCCTCTCGCAGGTCTTGACGCTTACGAACGTCAGCTCAAACGCTTTGACATTCATGTTTCCGGCTCAAACTGCGATAAAGTCGAAAAATTTTTCACTAGTACTGAAAGTGCTGTTCTCTTCCCTGAATTCGTCCGCCGTGCCATTATGCAGGGGATGAATCATACTATCCTTTCTGAAATCGTTGCTGTCATCTCCAGAAGCGGAACAAATTACCACGGCTGTGAACTCACCGATACAAATGCTTATTCCAACGTTACTCCAGGTACTGCCCTGCCTACCTCTTCTATCACTGAAGCAAATTCTGTTATTACCCTCCTCAAATACGGCCGAAATATTCAGGCTTCCTATGAAGCTGTCCGCCAGCAGCGTCTGGATAACTTCGCCCTTATGCTCCGCAGAGTCGGCACCAGACTCGGTGACACTGTCGTCAGCAAAGCGGTTTCCGTTCTTAAAAATGTTTCTAATAACAGTACTAAAATTTCTGTTTCTACTGCGAATTTCGCCTATACCAGCCTTGCTGCACTGTACGGCAATTTTACCAGCTTCAAAATGGATGTCATGCTCGCTTCCCCTGCTAATGTCGCTAAAATCCTCACAATGAGCCAGATGATTGAAATTACTTCTCAGGATGTGACGGAAATCCGCCTCCCCTTCGGTACAAAACTCATTAACTGCCCTCAGCTGGATGATAATACCATTATCGGCCTTGATTCTGAATACGCTCTCGAACAAATGCAGAACGGTGATGTCATCCTCGAAACAGATAAGCTCATCGACCGTCAGGTAGATTCTATTGCTTTCTCCGTAATGCTCAATTTCCGTGCTTTCATGTCTGATGCTATCAGACAGCTTGCGCTTACCTGATTTGCGCAGAGAGATTCTTTCTCTCTGCATTCTCTGTGAAAGGATGTTTGCTTATGACGAATCTTGAAAAAATTAACCAGTTCACCAGAAGAGAACTCTCAGAAGAGGAAGTTTATCTTTTTGATGTGATTCTCTGCGATAATAATATTGACCGTGACTGTGAAGCTTTCTCTGAAAAAGCTCTCGAACAGATGCAAAAGCTCTTTATCGGCAAAACAGGCATTTTCGACCATAATTTAAAATCTGCCGGACAGACTGCCAGAATCTATGATACTGAACTCGTCCGCTCTCCTGATACCCTCACAAAAGACAAAAGGCCTTTAATTTCTTTAAAGGCGCACGCTTATATGATTCGTACCAGCTCTAATGCCGATTTTATTAAGGAAATTGATGCTGGTATTAAAAAAGAAGTCAGCGTTTCCTGCCATGCCGGAAAACATGTTTGTTCTGTCTGCGGTCAGGATAAGAAAAATGCTTCCTGCCGTCATGTTCCTGGTAAATCTTACGGACAAAAGTTTTGCTTTACGATTTTAGACGATATTCAGGACGCTTACGAATGGAGTTTTGTCGCTGTTCCTGCTCAGACTGCCGCTGGTGTGACGAAATATTTTCATTCCGCTTCCGCTCCTGCGCCTGATTCTCAGCTCAATGACCTGCTCACAGAATTAGAACAGCAAATGCGCTCCGAAGTCCTCGCCCTTTGCCGGAATCAGTCT